ATATGAAAAAGAATGCAGTCGCAATAGGGACTTCAGTACTGGAGTTCATGAACATCCTATTAACTTATTATCCTCAAGACATAGAGGAGAACTTCGATATGTACATCTTTGTAGAAACTAAAAGAGTCAGCATTGATTCTGTGAAAGAAGTGGTAAATAATCATGATGTTCCAGTTTTCCGTAATGCTACCTATATTGATATTCAAGAGCTTTATGATTATTATGTAAAGAAACACAATTACACTGGAAAGGCTAAAAAGTTTTTATACGATCATGGGTGTCTGTTTAAGATACTAATGCCCATCTACTTAAAAGAGAAGTACGGTGTTGAAAGAACATACGTTTCTGACGATGATGTATTCATTTTAAAAGATCTCAGTTACCTCTTTGACAAATTTCCACAATACGGTTACCGCAAAGAGAATTTATTTTACCTTAGGAACAAGGATAAGTTTGAAGTCATAGAGGCTTTCAATGAAATATTTGAAAGTGAATTTACTTTAGAAGAGCTTAATTCCTTTTCTATTAATGCAGGAAACATTATCTATGCAGATGATCCTAAGTTGGAATATTACTTTGAGAGGTACATGAAAAGTGATTTTGTTCACCATCAGTACTTTGATTTTGAAGGATACACGAGTTGGACAGTGGAACAGAGGTTCCATCACTTTAATGTTCATCGCTTAATGAAAGAGAAAAAGCAAGTAGATTTATTTAAGGGAGAAGATCTTAGATTGATACTTTCTATAGGTAAGAATCCACCTGAAAAGTATTTAAAGAAAGTAGTACCTCCAATTATCCATTATGCAATTGGAAAAAAGAAACCAGAATTCTTAAGTGGTTTTTTACCAGGAATAGCATGGAGATACGGAGTTTATTACGAACCTCAATACGAACTCAAAGATACTCTCTATTGCGAGAAGGCTTTGTTTTAAACAATCTTAATTTTTAATGTAAAAAAATAAAAAGGAATGGCAAGAAAAAATTTTATCGTTACAACGACAATTAACGAACCTACAGAAGCAACTTTAAAGTTCTGTGAAATCATTAAGACTTTACCTGGTGATTGGACTTTCGTTATCGTAGGAGATACAAAGACTCCTCATGAATCTTATAGAAAATTAGAAGAAAAGAATCATCGATTAGTTTACTTAGATCCTGATGAACAGAATATTATATTTCCCGAACTATCTAACATCATAGGATGGAAGACAATTCAAAGAAGGAACATAGGTTTTGTTTATGCTTATGCATGTGGAGCTCAAGTAATAGCTACCATTGATGATGATAACATACCTTATGATAATTGGGGACAAGATGTTAAAGTAGGTCAATATGTTACCTATGATGCATATCGTTCTAAAAGATCTAACTTTTTTGATCCTTTGGCAATAACTGAAGACAATCATGTTTGGCATCGAGGTTATCCTATACAACATCTACAGACAAGACATGATGTAGAGTACTTAGGTAAGTATAAGAAAAAGTGTTTGGTCCAAGCTAATCTTTGGGACGGCGATCCTGATATTGATGCGATGGCTAGGTTAACACACAAACCTTGTGTTCGGTACAATGATGTAACAGCACCTTACGGTTCTGAACAAGTAGCACCGTTTAATTCTCAGAATACATTTTTACATAGAGACGTAATTCCTTATTATGCTGTTTTACCATTCGTAGGTAGAATGGATGATATATGGGGAGGTTATATTTTACAGCATCATTTTCCAAATTCTGTTGTATATGATGTAGCAACGGTTTATCAAGATAGGAACCTACAAGATCTCGTAACGAATTTAGAAAATGAGGTGATAGGATATCGACACACATTAGACTTCATTGAATCAGATGGAGATTATCACCAATTTTTACCAACCGAAACACTAAGATTTTGGAAGTGTTACCAAGAACAGTTTGTAACTGAAGATATAATGGAAAAAGCAGTTACTCACTATGATAAGGTACTTAATGATCGAGGTATTTTTCTTATCGCCAGTGATTTATCAACAGGTGATAATTTAGAAAGTAATAGAATAAAAATACAAAAAACACTAGCATAATATGAAAACAGCTTTAGTATTAGGCGGCGGCGGATTTATAGGCAGCCACATGGTTAAGAAATTAAAAGCCCAAGGATTTTGGGTAAGGGCAGTAGACCTCAAGTATCCGGAATTTTCTGCAACTCACGCAGATGATTTTGTACAAGGGGATCTCAGAGATCCACAATTAGTAGAAGAAATATTTAGTAATCAATCTTGGGATGAAGTTTATCAATTTGCAGCTGATATGGGAGGAGCAGGATTTGTTTTCACTGGAGAGAATGATGCAGACATTATGCACAATTCAGCTTTGGTTAATTTGAATATTGCTCATGAGGCCGTTAAGCAAGGAAATGTAAAGAGATTATTTTACAGTTCTTCTGCATGTATGTACCCAGAACACAATCAGTTAGATCCGGACAATCCGAATTGTACTGAAGATTCTGCTTACCCGGCAGATCCGGACTCAGAGTACGGCTGGGAGAAACTCTTTAGCGAGAGGATCTTTCTTGCCTTCATGAGGAATAAGGGATTAGAGGTAAGAGTGGGAAGGTACCACAACATCTTCGGTCCTGAAGGAACCTGGGAAGGTGGCCGCGAAAAAGCGCCCGCTGCAATGTGCCGAAAAGCGGCAACTACAGAAGAAGGAGGATCAATAGAAGTATGGGGACCAGGAAGTCAAACAAGGTCGTTCTTATACATTGATGAATGTATCGATGCAACACAGAGTTTTATGAGAAGTAATTTTACAGGACCTGTTAATATTGGATCTGAAGAAATGATTGCAATTAATGATTTTGCAGAAATGGCAATTGCTGTCTCAGGTAAGAACATAGGAATACACAACATTGACGGTGATGAGTTTGAAAAGAAATACGGTCATCCCTGTCCGATAGGAGTAAACGGTAGGAATTCAGATAACACACTCTTTGAAGAAAAGATGGGATGGAAAGTTAAGCAGCCTTTGCTTGATGGAATGCGAAAGACATATGAGTGGATAAACACACAAGTTAAACTTCAACAAACACAACCTGTAACGGTATGATGGACAAGGCAGTAAGGGCAGAATATCTACAGACATGCAAAGACCTTAACCTTGTAGAGAGTGTCGATAAGACAATGATAAAAGAGTGTTACGAACACTATTATGATGCCGACTACAAAGGCCAGGTCTGTTTGGATCTTGGATCTAATGTAGGAGGCTTCATGAAAATAGCTTTAGATAAAGGGGCAGAAAAAGTAATTGCAGTAGAGTGTGATCCTAGAAATTTTATCAACTTAGTACACAATTTTGGAGGGCAAGAACCGTCTGTTGAATTAATTAATAAAGCCGTTACTTCTCAAGATAAAGATAGAGACCTTGTTCAGATCTTTAAAAGTAATTCTAAGTTCAATCACTGTTCAACTTCAATAGTAAATAAGGTCAGATTCAATGAATATGATGAAGTCATAGCAGTAGGAATACGATCTCTTTTAGAAGAATACCAACCTGACATTGTTAAGGTGGATGTAGAAGGAGCAGAATATGAAATACTAGAGGACATCATTGATTATGCACCTGAAACACTCTTTGTAGAATTTCACTATACTAAAAAGACATTACCCATAGGAAGAGAATTTATTAGAAGACTCTCCGAAATGTACAATGCATCTAAAGTAAAAGATGCCATAGCATTTAATAAAGTAAGAGCATCGGATTGTATGTTCACAAGTTAAAAAGAAGATATGAGATACGCAACAATAATACCACTTATAGGAGGAATGACAGTAGCAAATAAAAAGGCTACTGGAGTTGATCCTGAATTTTTTGTAAGCTGGGATGCATTTGGAAAAAATGATTCTCACGTTCAGAATCATTTTTCAGACACACCGAGTTACATTATTCCAGATGAAGGTGATGATAACATAACGCCTAACCTTAGAGAAGATTATTTTGAAGAATTAGATTTTGTAAGTACTGTCTGCCCTTGTGCAGGACTGTCAATGTTAAATAATGCTAGAGGGAGTGCATCAGCTCGAGGAAGTGATGCTGCACAAAATGATTGGATGTACAAATCTGCTAACTTTGTTTTAGAAAATTTACGACCTAAAGTTTTTTGGGGAGAGAATGCTCCTGGGCTTTATACTAAAGTAGGTTCAGGTGTAAGAAAAAAATTAAGACGGATAGCAGAAGACCACGGATATTCTTTTAGCATTGTTAAAACTGACACATATTTACACGGCATTCCACAGCACCGTAGAAGAACATTCTATTTTTTTTGGAAAGGGAAAAATGCTCCTATATTTGATTATATGGAGAGACCTAAGGATGCGCTAGACTTAAAGGAATATTTAGACCAAATACCTGAAAATTCAACTTTACAGGATCGGTTCTTTACAAGAAGTCACCCTGTTACGGAATGGAAGTTATATGAATATGTCTTAGAAAAGACTGGTCTTTCTGATTTAGAATTTAGGAAAAGTTACATAGGAGCTCTTTATCACTACATAAGTGCGGAAGGTTGGATTGATGATGCTATTAGGTGGATGGATGAAAGATATCCAAATTATGAAGGGGAGGAGAGGACTAAACTGGATCACATCAAACGGAAATTAGCAGACGGTAAAGGCTACTGGGATAGCAGTCCATTCTTTGTGGATAAGTATACGAATGCCATCATAGGTAAAAATATGCACGTCTTAGTTCATCCTAGGGAAGATAGGTTCTTAAACATAAGAGAGTGTATGTGGCTTATGGGACTTCCTCACGACTTTGAACTTACTGAAGGGACTGGGATGTTCAATCACATTTGTCAAAATGTTCCAGTTACCACAGCCCAAGCTTACACAGATCAAGTAATTAAATTTTTGAAAGGAGAGTTAAGAGATAGTGGGTGTTCATTTTTGATGCAGGATAACATCGGCCAAAAGATAACAGAATCTTCAAAAGAAGTATCTAAAAATGAAGTTAAGTATAAAACTCAACCTATCATTTAAACAAATGCATAAAACTAAGTATAATTAATAAATAAAAGAAATTAAAAAATGGAAGCAAACTTAACCAAAATTGACAGCAGGGAATTATCCTTATTCGTTAAAAAATTATTGCCTATTGATAAATTCATTTTCCTAAAGATAGGAAAGGAAGGCACAGTCTCTTCAGTGTATTTTCCAGAAAGAGATGCTGTGAAATTAGCAAACACACCTACGGTAGATTTATTTGAAGGTGAGATTGAGAATCCTATAAAGGTAAGTTTTTACAATGGGACTAAAGTCATAGATGCACTTTCTCACTTTAATGGAGATCTTAGGGGAAGAATCAAATTCAATGAGATTGATAATGAATGCATGGCAAGTGATTTTATTTTAGAAAATGATGATCTTCAAATTAATTTAGCTTGTGCCGATCCAAGCCTTTCATTCATGGAAATGAGTAAAGAAGAAATCAGCAGAGCTTTTGATACTGATGCTAAATTGTTCGAATTTGATTTATTAACTACTCATGTTGATAGGATGAAATCACTTTTTAACTTAGAAAAGGAGGAAGACACATTCACACTCTATGTTGGGGAAAATGGAATTTCGGTAAAGGGAACATCATTTGACGCGACGCTCTGTCACTCATTTGAAGGGGACTCTCCCGTGGGAACTCAAGTCGTCATCTATAAAAAGTACATTAACTTGTTAGACAAAGAAAACTACAAGGTGATGGTCTGCGATAATAAGGTTGTCTTTAGATCTCTGGACACCAACACGCTCTTAACGGTTGCGGTCGCTATAACAGATGAAGATTAATTTCCGTTCCCCTTGATAAGGCTCTCAGTTCTGGGGGCCTTATCTTTTTAAAACAAAGTAAGATGTCAGAACTAACCAAAGTAAAAGAAGAAGCAAGTAAGTTTTACAATTATGAACAAGCAGTTAAGTTAATGCTTAACTCTATCTATGGAGCCTTTGGGAACCCTTACTTCTACTTCTTTAATGTTGACATAGCGGAAACAATAACTCTCCAAGGTAAAGATGCTATTCTTTATACTGAAAAACTCATCAATTATTATTTCAAAGAATTTTGGACAAAAGATACAGAAGTTCACAAAGAACTTGGTCTGACTCACGTAGAAAGACCTGATAAACCTGTAGGAATTTACATAGACACAGATTCAATTTACTTATCTTTTGAGGAAGTACTTTCTAAGACTGATTATGAAGGTGTAGAAAAGGACTTCATTTTAAAACTGTATCATCTTAGGCTTAAAGGATACATCGAAAAAATCTTACAGAAATATGCAGATGTCAATAATGCTGAGAATTTTCTGAGTTTTGAGATGGAATCCATAGCCAAGAATGCTATATGGTTGGCTAAGAAAAAATATATGCAGAACATTGTTTGGAAAGATCCGGACATTCACTATGATGATCTTAGTAAGATAAGTGCAAAGGGATTTGAAATTATACAATCTTCAACACCCATCTTTGCTAGGAAGAAATTAAAAGAACTGTTGACATATATTTTTTCGGTAGAGGAACTAAGTATGAAAGACCTTACTGCAATTCTTAAAGACATTAAGAGACAATTTAGGTTAGCTAACACGGATCAAATATCATTCTCACGTAAGGTTAACAACTATCAAAAGTACATCACTAATGATTATGATACTTTTGAAATAGCACTTCGGTGTCCGATAGGAGTAAGGGCAGCAGGATATCACAACTATCTTTTGAATAATTCAGGCAAGAAAAAGAAGTACCAACCATTAGGTAATGGAGAAAAAACAAAGATGTACTTTAGCACGGATCCTACTTGCGATGTTTTCGCTTATGCACCAGGAGAGAGGCCTTACGAATTTGCACCTGATGTAGATTATGATACACAATTTGAAAAGACAATATTGGATCCTATAAACCGGGTAATACATGCAATGGGATTTAAGGGATTGAATAGAAATTTAATTTATACAACTTCATTATTCTAAAACAAATCCTAGATCTCAGTGTATAAAAATAAACAAAAACATGGCAAAACAATATTCATTTGCAGACTTAAATAAAGAAATGTCTAAGATTTCTCTATACGGAGAAACATTAGATAAGTCTACAATATCTGAAATTGATCACTTTATTCCCACGGGAAATTATCACTTAAATGCGTGTTTAACAGGATCCTTGTTTGGAGGATATCCTAATAACCGAGCCGTTGCTTTAGCAGGGCCTAGTGGAACTGGAAAAACTTACCTAGCTCTTAATGCTATTAAACAAGCCCAACAGTTAGGATATAGCATAGTCTTCTATGACTCAGAAAATGCGGTAGATAAAGGAGTGGTGGAAAAATTTGGTATAGACCCTTCTAAATTTAGGTACGAACCTTGTAATACCGTCCAAGAATTTAGAACATCCATCAGTGCTATAACTGATGTACTTATAGAACAAAAGAATAAAGGTATAGAATTACCTAAGATAATGATCGTCTTAGATTCTGCAGGTAACCTAGCTACTCAAAAAGAAATAGATGATGCTAAGAGTGGAAGTAGTAAAGCAGATATGACAAGAGCTAAATTACTCAAATCTACATTTAGGATCTTAATGACAAAGTTTGGTATTTGTAAGATACCTTTCCTCTTTACTAATCACACTTACATGACTCAAGATTTATTTTCAAGACAAGTAGGTGGTGGGGGCACAGGGCCTGAGTATGCAGCTTCAATTATTCTTTTCTTGGCTAAAGCTAAGCTTAAAGAAGGGACGGAACAGACTGGAATTATTGTCACAGCTAAACCTAATAAGAATAGGTTCGTCCAACCAAAGAACATTAAGTTCCACATTTCTTTTAATAAGGGAATGAATCCTTACATAGGATTGGAAGAGTACATTAGCTGGGATGTCTGTGGTATTCAGAGGGGAGTTTTTCTTAAAGAATCTCAGTATGAAAAACTATCAGGCATAGACAAAGATAAATGTAGAAGACACGATTTCATTAGTGATAAGGGAAGTGAAACTTTTAGGTATTTTCAACCTAAAGATACAGCCCGGAAACTTTGTGTTGAACATATGCCACACGGACAAAAGACAGTAGATTTGAACAGGTTATATACACCTGAAATCTTAACCCCTGAAGTATTACAAAAATTAGAACCTATAGTATCCGAGAAATTTAGGTATGGAACCGAAGAATTATCTGTAGATGCTATAAGTGAAATGTTAAACGGAAAAGAACATGCTGAAGAAAACGCTTAACCCTGAAAAATTAAAGGTTAAGTACGTTCTTGAAAATCATACCTCATTTAAAACTTACCCTGATGCCGAGGATATACTTTTTGAGTACATCCGAGATTATTGTAACCGACCTACACGACAAGGCATTAAATTCACAGATGCAGCTTTACAAAAGAAATATTCTCTTTCAGATGATAAGCTAAGCGATGTTCTTAGTTATCTTAAAGATAAAGGATTTATTAGAGAGAAACATGGGAATAGTTCTTATGTGACTTATGATATAATAAAAAACCCATATTGAATCTTTCAGATGTGTAAGATTCTTGTTATTATTAATAAAATTAGATGAAGGCAAATACAGATCACGAGAAGATATTCTTTAACTTCTTTTTAAAGAAGCCACATTACTTAAAGACGGTACAACCAGGATTTTTTAGTAACAGTGATATTGATCACATTGCTAAGCTTTCAAAGGAGTTCTATCTTAAATTCGGTGAAAGTCCTTCAAAGGATCAAATGAAGGCTTTAGCAACAGATGATCCTTCAGAAATTCCCTTAGAAATAATTGATCAGATTTATGGGACTAATCTTGCTGAATATGATGAAGATTGGTTAAAAAGGACAGGAGAATCTTGGGTTAAGTGGAGACACTTTGATAAGCAGTTAGTAAAGACTATAGAATATGTAAAGACTCAGAATGTTTCACCAGAAAATGTTGAGGATGTTGTTCAAAGAGCAATAGGAATGATATCTACGGATGGTTCACTTACCTTTGATGCTGATCTAGGCTTAGACTTTTTTGATCCTGAAGATCATAAGCAACTTACAACAGAAAAAATTCAAACAGGGTGGAGCTTTGTAGATAATGTTTCTGGTGGAGGATATGATCCTAAATCTTTAGTAGTATATGCAGGAGAACAAGGATTAGGAAAAAGTATTTGGTTAGCAAATGATGCTGCTAATTTTATTAGAATGGGACATAATGTGTGTTTCATTACGGCTGAAATGTCAGCTTCTAAAGTAGTAAAAAGAATAGGTGCTAATTTATTAACTGTATCTATGCAAGAATATGATCAAAGATCTGCTAACCGAGATTTTATTAAGAGAAGATTAGAAAGGATAACAAGAGGGCTTATGCCTCCTGGAAAATTATTCGTTAAAGAATATCCTACATCACAGGCAACGACTTTAGACATAGAGGCATACGTGAAAGAATTGGAAGAAGTAACAGAACATAAGGTAAATGTACTAATTGTAGATTATATAAATATCCTCTCTAATTATAGGAACCCTAACACGGAAAATACTTATATGAAAGTCAAACAAATTTCGGAAGATCTTAGAGCCCTAGCAGTTAAGAGAAATATGTTGGTACTTTCTGCAACTCAGATTACGCGAGGAGGTTGGGATTCAACAGAAATAAAAATGGAAAACATTGCGGAATCTGCCGGTTTAGCTCACACAGCAGACGTTGTGTATGCATTGATCCAAGACGGTATGATGCATGCTAATAAAGAATATTGGCTTAAGGTTCTTAAGATAAGAGACGGCCAAGGAAAAAATAATAGATGTAGGTTTAACATTGATTACGATTATATGAGGCTTACTGAAACGGATGATTTGACATTCTAAAATAATAGACACTAATGGCAGAAGACAAAATATTTAATAATACCTACGGACAACAGGAGGTGGACACTAAACAAATAAGTTTTAGTATTGCTCCAGCTTACAATAGTACCAGGGATACTGATGATCAGATTCACTATGATTTGCTTCTAAAGAAGATAGATGAACTGATTGTAGGAAGTGAGTTTGAAGAATTAAACAAAGTAACACCTGAAGGTATCGCAAAGAAATTAAACAAAGTTCAGATAAACAAAGTTTTCTTTTACATCATAGAGAACATAGGAGATGCATATTCAAGAGTAGATCTCTTTGCAGTCATCTCTGATTATTTTGATGTATTCCCTAACAAATTTTACAATTCTCTTTCAAATAAGTTTAAAGATGAGCTTATTATAGAACTTGATGATAAGTATAACATTTTAGAGAAGAAGAAGATTAGAAAATTATTTTAAATGACAAAGAGGATATGGATGATAAGCGATACCCATCTTGGGTGTAGGGCGAATTCGGTACTTTGGTTAAATTTAATCGAAGACTACTTCTTTAACTTTTTTATTCCTTTGGCTAAAAGGGAACATAAAAAGGGAGACATTCTGTATCACTTAGGAGATGTATTTGATAATAGGCAGAGTCTTAACTTAGCTGCTCAAGATCTGGGCATAAGAATTTTTGAAGAACTTACCAAAATTTTTCCAGAAGTACACATCATAGTAGGTAATCATGATATCATGAGAAAGAATAGTAATGATATTTCTTCTGTAGATTGTCTTAAGTACATTCCTAAAGTTACTGTCTACAAAGAACCTAAAGTTTTAACATACGGAGATACTAGGTGTTTGTTAATGCCTTGGAGAACAGGATCTGAGCATGAAAGGGAAACACTCAAAAAATACAAAGACATAGACTATCTTTTCTGTCACACCGAAGCACAAGGATCACAAACAAGCCCTAGCCGTAAACACTTACAACAAGGTGGTAATAATAGGAAGATTTTTAAGAGATTTAAAAAGGTTTATTCTGGGCATATCCACTATAGACAAGAATTAGGAAATGTAACACTTGTAGGAAATCCTTATCCTATGACTCGGTCCGATAGAGATAATCAAAAAGGAGTGTACATTTTAGATTTACATAATGGAAATGATGTATTCATTCCTAATGACTTATCACCTAAATTTGTAAGATATTACATTAATGATGTTTATGAAAGAAGGATGGGAGACCTCAAAAAAGAGTTTGAAGGAAATTTCGTAGACATCTTAATTCCATCTAATGTCCTTGGAAAATATAACATCAATAAATTCCTAGACTATTTCGACGGAATAGCTAAGAGATTAGAACCTAGAATTTATGATGAAGAATCATTTAATGAATTCGATGAAGGTACACTTTCGGATTTTAATGGAGAATTGAATCTCATGAAAATTTCTCAAGATTACATCAATAGTTTAGATTATGATGATGATTTAAAAGGACAATTAATAAACTCAGTACAAGAGTTGTATAATGAAACACTAAGCGATGAAGATACTGAAAATTGAATTTAAGAATTTTGCGAGTTATGGGAATCGAGTTCAGGTGATTGAATTTGATGAACATGTTAGTGAATTATATCTTGTGTTAGGTCAGAACGGCTCAGGTAAGAGTACTTTAGCCAAGGTCATAACATACTTATGTTATGGTAAAAGTGATGGATCTAACCTAAGAGATATGGCTAACCGAGTGAATAATAATCTGTGGGGGAAGATAACCTTAGAAACAAGAGGTAATGTAGTAGAGATTGAAAGAGGAATATCTCCAGGTGTTTTTGAAGTTAAGTTAAATGGATCTGAATATGATGTAGCTGGTAAGGCTAATATGCAGGATTTTTTAGAGACAGAAATTTTTGAAATACCCTATCATGTTTTCAAAAATGTAATCATTCTTTCAGTAAATGATTTTAAGTCCTTTATTACAATGTCACCTTGGGATAAGAAACAAATTATTGACAGGATATTTGGTTTCTCTGTTATCAATCAGATGAGGGAAATTGTTAAGAGTAGGAGAAGGGGCTTGGGGGAAGACATTAAAACTTTTGATGACGAGATAAGAACATTAGAAGATTCCATAACATCTGTCTTAGAGAAGGTAACACAGTTTGAAGCTGCAAGTAAAGAAAAGAGTGATGAAAAGATAATGGAATTGAAACAGAAGCTTTTGGATCTTAATTCTAAAAGAATAAAACTCAAAGAAGCTAATGAAAGTGCTAAGCTTAAAATATCTGAAGCTGACATTTTATTAAAGACTAAGAATAAAAAAGGATCTGAAGTAGGATCGGAAATTTCTACCCTTAAAAAGGGAATTAACTTATATGATAATAATCAATGCCCTACATGTACTGCTCCTCTTAATACTCAGTTTCACAAGGATCTGAAAAAACAAAAGACAGGTGAATTAGACAGATTAGTGGAAGTACATACTACTTTAAGAAGTGAAAGTAAAGAAATAGAAACTTCATTAAATGGAATGAGGGAGATGATAAAACAGATACTCATTAAAGGCGGACAATTAGAAAATTCAATGTTAACTTATAAAGAAGAGCTAATTAATTTAGCTGAATCAGATGGAGGTGAACATGATCATTTAAAAGATCTTATTAAGGATTTTAAAACTAAAAAAACAAAGAAGGATCAGGAGAGACTGGAGAGTGCGGGTCAAGATAATTACCTAAACGTACTTGAAAATATCATGGGAGAGGATGGTATCAAGAATTTAGCCCTTAGGTCTATCCTACCTTCTTTTAACAATCACATCATGATAATGGGTAAGGAAATGGGCATTCCTTTTGGTATTCGTTTTGATGATAAGTTTAATTGTACTCTCCATCACATAGGAGAGGAGATAAGCCCTAAGACACTTAGCACAGGAGAAAAGAAAAAAGTAGACTTTGTAATAATCATGGCCTTGATCAAAATGATTAAGATGAGATTCCCAAGTCTTAACATTTTATTCTTGGATGAAATCTTTTCCAGCATTGATGCTTCAGGTGTCCACCATATAATAAATATACTACACACCACAATCCAAGACATAGGATTAAATACCTTTGTCATTAACCACACAGTTTTACCTAGTGAGTACTTTGATAAAAAATTAGAAATAACTAAAGATGCAGGGTTTAGTGAATTCACTATAGAGAAAATTAAGTAGGTTTCTATCTGGATAAATAAAAAAATAAGAATATTGCGTGTCAGCATATAATGAAGAATTTAATAAGGACAATGTAGTCCTTCGTTATATTATTGTTGCTTTACTTGCCGAACTCAAACGGAAAATCTATTACTATAATCAGGTTGATGCCGATACTAAAAAGAAGATACCTATACCTTTTTATTATTCTGTCACTGGTAATGAAAGATTTCTTTTAGATAATTTTTTGTATGAGACCACAGCAGAAGGTAAGGCAGTAGGGGATTATGAACTAGTTCCTCGGGGAATAGTACAACTAAGTAGTATGTCTATCCAATCAAGTAATCTTACCAATAAATTTGTTAGAGCAGAATTAGTTAAAGAATTAGATGGAGAATTAAAAACTTTTTCTCTTATGACAGCATTCTTACCTATAACACTTGGGATGGAAGTTACTATTGTTTGTTCTAATAATTTAGAGATGTTAAAAGCTACTGAAGCAATTATTAGTATGTTATATAAATCTCAGTCATTTTCAGTAGACTTAGGAATGATAAGAGTACAGGCTGCTATGATAGTACCTGAAGATTTTAATCAAGAGAGACTCTTTGAATATGTTCTTAATGATAAAAAAGAATTCAAGGTTACTTTTTCACTAGAAGTACAATCCTTCATACCAGTGTTTGAGGGTGGTAAAGTTACATTAGCAGATGTAGACCTGATGGTCAAAGATTCTTTAAGGACTGTTACTGACGGAAGCACAGAAGATAATCCTGAACGAAAGGGAATAGGAATTTATCGTGACGGCGCTATTTACTTTGGTAATGTGGTAGAACAAATAGTTTCTAATATTGACGATATTAGAAAAGCTCCTATAAGTAGTGATGGGACTCCTTATAGTAATGAGGGTTATGTTAACCCAGATACTATATTGACTGGACCTCAATTTTCTGAAGATGATACTACGAGAGATACATCTGCACCAGAGACTAAAGAAAGTGAAGGATTTAGAAATGCAGAAGGAGAAGATGATCCTGGGACCGAAGATGACTTGGCTGATAAATAATCTAAGTTTGATTAGAATATATAAAACAAATGAGACTGAACAATGCAAAAATTAACTGAAAGTCAAACGCAAGTTTATACAAACGGTCAGGTTGATCCTCAATATAGGAATAACAACCTACACATGTTAACTTCTCAATTCTTCGCTAGTGGAAAATCTGATGCTCAGGTTTTAGCTATATTGTGTGGAATGGGAGTACCTCAACCATGGGCGCTCCAAGCCATTGAAGAATATAATTTGAGTAAGGGTGGTGGCTGTTGTGGATGCGAAAGTCAAAATGAACAAAAAAATGATATAAAAATGCAATTTACACTAACAGAACTTTACGAAAAAGTTACTAAAACTTTAGAAAAATTACAAGAAATGAAAGAAGCTGATGCCGGCAGAGTTTCTTACACTGCTAATAATGCAATGACAGTGTTAGAAAATACTCTTAAGCAATTTCCAGTAGCTCTTAAGAATGCTGATCTGCAAATGTGTGAAGAAGTAGAAAAGTCTGCTAATCCTGCACTTAAATTTTCGATAGCTAAATCTTTATACAACCAATCTACTTTATACTCTTGGTTGAATCCTATGACGGAAATGATTGGTTACTTAGATAATTTTTACGATAATGCTAAATTAGCCTTTAAGGTTAATGAAGCTTATGAAGCTGCTAAAAAGAGAGGCGGTTCTTTATATGAAAAGCTTGGTACAGATTTATATAATGTTCTAAGCGAATCTGCTGAAAATATGAAAAATAAATTCTTGGCTATTTCTACTAAACACCCATGGTCTCCAGAATGTAAGAGTATTTTGGAAGACATCGCAAAGGAACAACAAATGGTTCACGAACAGAGGGGTGGTAAAATTGTCAAACTATTTTCTCCCATACTCACTGAAGGTAACACACATACATTCCATCTTGCAGGAAGAGATTATACTTTTGACGGTAAGAAAGTAAAAGAAGCTCACATTAATAATGTACAATATTTTAATGTACTTGAAGGTTTGAAATTATGTTCTTACAAAAACGGTATGTTTACTATCTCTAGCCAAAATGAAAATGATCTTACCATCAACATAGATGAAGGTACCATTAATATAGGTGATATCGATCTTACTAATGCATCTGTCATTGAAATTCATGAAGCTTTATTAGGTACTAATTTCTTTGGTTACCGTGATGCTTACAAAATAGACATTGTATGTAAGTTAATAGAATCTTTTGACATGGTGGCTGAGATGGACCAATTCTTATCGATTAATTCTCTAATTTATCCATCACTTTTCTTAACTATGATTTCAGTAGAAGAAGGTGTTTATGTTCATCGATTAAACGGTGGAATGCAACTTAACGAAATGAAATACTATTCTTCAGCTTCTGAAGCATGTCAGATTGTAAAAGAATTCATCAACTATGATGTTTCTTCTTATCTTGTAGAACAATTAGAAAAAGAAGGAAATACTGTCATTCGCCAAGAAGAAAACCGAAAGAAGATTCAAGAAATGATAGAATTCCTGGAAGAAAACCGAAAGAAGATTACTTCAAGCATTACAAAAGTAGGAGAGACTCCAGAACTTAAAGAAGCTTTAGAATTAATTGATTCTGAGATAACCTTAAAAGAAAAGGAATTACAAGAAACCTTTATTACGGAAAAAAAAAGTAAGGGTGCATATTTAAATGACGGTTACGTAGAAGCTAAACTTAAGAAGAGCGTTGCCGGACTTAAAAAGGGAATGGATGTAATGGTTAATGCTGAAGAGTATGCTTCACTCGGAGAAGATGAATTGGTAGATATTATCGATCCTAAATCCGGAAAATCTCATTACATCAAGAAAGAAGAAGTTAATGTAGAACTTTAATTTAAGGGCTAATCAACATTTAAAGATCGGATGATGAAACATTCGGTCTTTTTTGTGTATAAAAATAAATAGATGCTACAATGGCTAGAAAACGTAAGTACCTTAATAATCGAGATCTTTTAGAAGAAATAGTTAAATCCCAAGGATTAGATGAACTCACGCCTAAAGCGTTAAAGATGTTAATGATGTTAGCCGACAGATCTTCAAGTCGGTTAGTTTATAGAAACCCAGAAGATAGGAAAGATTGTATAGCTTGTGCTTACATGGATCTCTATCGTTACTGGAGGAATTTTAATCCTGAAAAAAGTACTAATGCATTCGCTTATTTTACTGAGATTGCTAAGAGAGGATTTGCTAAAGGATGGAACAAATTACATCCAAAGAAATACGGAGGTACAATTTCTATGAGCGGTGGAGAAGGCATCTACACGATCTAATGAATATTAAAAATATAAAGCCTACATTAAAGTCAGGATTCAAACAAGGTTATTACAAACCTAAAAATCTTGAAAAATACCAGGGCCCACAACCTATTATCTACAGGAGTAGTTGGGAAAGAAAGTTCTGTCACTGGTGTGATCATAACCCAGAAGTTTTGTCTTGGATATCCGAACCATTTTCTATAAAGTATTACAACATTTTAGACAAAAAATTTCATAAGTACTTTCCAGATTTTTATATTAAGTTAAGGAAGACTCAAAACAATAAGAAGATCGTAGAACATTACGTGGTGGAAATTAAACCCAAAGCTCAACTAAAAAAACCAGTTCCACCTCGAAGAAAAACCAAGAAAGCTTTTAAAAATTACAAGTGGGCATATGAGACTTATGTAAGGAATTTATGTAAGAATGATGCTCTTCGTAAGGTGGGGGAGGCACGTAAATTTAAGGTTATGCTGTTGACAGAAGATTCAAAATTATTCTAATGGGAGGTGAATTTGTACAAGAAGTTAAAGAATATGTAAAGGAGCTTGGCGGACGAGCCAAAGCTTCTAAGTTATCTTTTCCTTCTATTGAGGAATTAAAAAAGACAGGAGAAGCTGTTACATCTAATGGAAGGTTAGAGAAGGGAAAGATGTATGTGTTTAGATACTTTACACCAGCAGAACAAATGTATGATACTTATCCTGTTGTGATAGGATTAGGGATGAGTGACGACGGTCATCAATTAGGCATTAATCTTCATTACATTCCTTATGATACTCGTCTTCAATTTGTACAAAATTTTAAAGATTCTTATATGGGATCTATTGCAGAATCTACAATAGGATTCTATAGCTTTAATGCACAGGCTCAGTTACCTATAAACATCGTAGATTACAAATCTATTAAAGGTGCATTTGGTAAAAAATATAACATCACTTATGCTATAAGGCAGTACTCACTAAAGAGAATGAGAAAGCCGTTAGCACTTAGTTATGAAAATTGGAAAGTAGCCGTCGTTAATGATGAAAACTTTTTTAACGGAACAAATATTAATGAAGCACAGTCTAAATATTTTAGCTAATATATAATTTAACAAAATAAAACAATGGCAGGTTTTACAGAAAGGCGGAGAGGACCGCTAACGAATACTAACCCAGTTAGGAAATTACTTAAGGATTTATCTAATTTAGGCATGGCCTATGATGACATGATACTGCGTAATTCCAGAGCTGTTGGTTTTACCGAGAATCAGATGGGTTTTACTATGAACCCAATGGGTGGGGACAATGAAGATATTTATGCTGCATTTGCTGCCCTCTCATTAACTGATACGAGTCTTAAAAAGAACATCTCGTTTTTTGATAAGGATTACATAAGGAAACGTGATCAGATGCGTATCTTTGCTGTGCAAGATGAGATAGAAGAAATCTTAGATGTTCTATCAGATGAAGCTGTGGTCTTTGATGAATCTAATTATATGGCTTATGCTTCATTTCATGGTCAGATAGCAAACGGAATAGAAGAAGAAATTAATGATGTTTACAATAAGATCTATCAGTACTTTGGATTCATGGATGCCATAGCACCTTGGAACTATTTTAGGAAGTGGTTAGTAGACGGTTTCCTTGCCTTTGAAATTATATACAATGATAAGCAGACTGAGATAATAGGTTTCAAAGAATTGGACCCAGTATCTTTAATGCCAGCCATCGATCCAGAGACTGGAAAGAAAATGTGGATTCAATATCAAGGTCAGGGCGTTAAAGAAAGGAATCTTTGGGATTCCCAGATAACTTACATTTCCTATTCTCAGGTCAACTCACCACAACGAGTAAGTTATGTAGAGAGACTGATAAGATCTTTCAATTTACTTCGCATCATGGAGAATACCCGAATTATCTGGGCTGTTTCTAATGCTTCATTTAAAACAAAATTTGTCATCCCTGTGGGTGGTAAGTCTAAGACACGAGCTAAACAGTCTCTTTCTTCACTGATGAATAATTATAGAGAGTTGGTAGATTTCAATTATGATACTGGAGAAATTTCCACAAACGGAAAACCTATGATACCTTTCAACAAGGAATATTGGTTACCCAGTAAAGATGGAGAATCTCCAGAGATTGAAACTATCGGAGGAGACGGTCCGGACTTAGGTGATACAGAATCCCTTAAATACTTTGCTGACCGATTAAAGATAGCTTCTAAGATACCTTTCTCACGGTTTGATAGAGAAGGTTCCAGTACTTATGACATGGAAGCCAGCGGTGCTTTAAGAGATGAGATAAAATTTAGTAAATTTATAGATCGTCTTCGATCAATCTGGCAAGAGATATTAATTAAACCACTCTATCTTCAAATGATTCTTAATCACCCAGAACTCAAAGATGATGTTTATTTCAAATCTCACCTTGGTTTAGATTTTGTTAAAGATAATGTTTTTGAAGAAATGAAGAACATGGAATTAGCCACAAAGAGAGTAGATTTCATAGGTAACATGAAAACTCAGTTAAGTACTATGGATGCTGAGATGCAAGAGATTCCTTACTTTGACTTAGGGTTCTTAATCAAACGTTACGGTGGGTTCACTCGGGAAGATTTAAGAGCCAACGAAAGGGCTAAGGAAAGAGCTGAATTAGAAGACCAAAAGTATAAAGAAGAAGACATAGAAAAGATCTTGATGGGAATGAGTAAAAAGAAATTTGAACCTGAAAAAGATGAGGAAGGTGCAGCTGATGAAGATCCCTTAGCTGGTCTTGGATAAGAGAAAATAAGTTGTGGTTCTTAAGTATAAAAACTAATGTCAACTATAATATATAAACAAATAACTTTAGAAATGCCAGAAAAGAATCTTTTAATCCTCGAAAGATCAACATCCGATCTTGTTTCTACAAAAGGAAATGATGGGAGCGTTGTATTAGAAGGAGTTTTTACTGAAATAGGTAAGAAAAATAAGAATAATCGGATTTACGAAGAAGATGAGGTGTTACCTCACATTAACGAACTCAAAAAGAAAGTGGGTACAGGTAAACTACTAGGTGAACTTGATCATCCCAAAGAATTTGATGTTAGTTTATCTAATGTTTCTCACGTAGTTGAAGGTTTAAGTTATGACTCCACAAAAAAGCAAGTAACCGGTCGTATTCGTTTATTGAATACATCAAA